CCCTGAGCTTCGCCTACACGCGCTTCGATAGATGTATCAAACACTACCGCCGCTTTAAATTCTGCGCCATCCGTCCACGTAGTTATCATGCCGCCGTAGCCGTCATCTACTTTTGACTTGTTCAGAATCACGCAGGATTCCATCTGTTCATCTAATAGCGTCATATCTTTCTCCAACGATTTAATTCATCTGCAAACGTGCTTTGCCAAGTAGGTGCGGACGAAGAAGACCCCGTTCCCGACCCAGCTTTTGTGTAGCTGTAGCCGCCGAATGATTCAGACTGAAAAGGTTTAGCAACAGCATCACCATAAGTATTGTTCCATTCTGTGATTCGTCCTGATAAGTCAACGACCGCAGGAGGAACAGCCATCAACCATATCGCTCCCTCAAATTCTTCATCCGTCAATTTATCACTGGCAGAATATTTGTGTACGCCGTCATTGAACACAGAACCTATCACGCGAAAGTACTGGTTTGGTTGCAGACCAATGTCCGTAGCAAGAGCATTATTGCTTATAGTGATCTTGCCGTACCATCGCCCTATATCAAACCAATTCTTTAAATGCTGACAGATTTCAGTGAGCATCACTTCTTCTCCTTGCCTTTTTTCTTTTCGGGTTCTTTCTTCGGCTCTTTTGCCTTAACTTCTTTCTTTGATTCTTCCACAAGCACAATCAGACATTCGCCGCGTGCGTTTTTATCCGAAGCCAGTAAATCAACCCTCTCCTTACTGACCTCGACACCGTCACGGGGGAACCTATCCCCCGTGCGGTAGACGTGGCGATTATCTTCAAGGTCTGTGAAGTCCTTGATTACCTTATACATTATGCGCCCTGTGGTGTGTTGATTACGGATGCGATAAACAGGCTGTTCGGGTTATACAGCACTGGCATGAACAGAGTTGACGCCTTTGTCCAAAGGACGGCAGGGTCTTTTTCTGTCCACTGTGTGATCGCAACGTATGGTGATTCGCCGCTTGGTGCAACATCCATGAGAGCCTGAACATCAAGTTCAGGAGCGTCACCCCACAGACCAAGACCGAGTGCAGAACCATTCTGCTGTGCGAAGAATGTGACTTTGTTTTCAGGATAATATCTTGCGATATTAATAGACGGTCTGTCGTCAGAGCCGATAGTTGCGCTTTCACCGTATGTAAGGTCATTGGTGATAATGGTGTTGATACCAAACTCCTCAGACAGGTATGCTTCAAGCTGTGTGCGGCTGACAAGTGAACCCTGCATGTAAACGCCGCTGATAGCCTTTTGAATATCCGCGTTCTGACGGAGCTTTGTAACGACCTTACGAGTAGTAAAGATACCGTTGATGATAGTACCCTCAGCAAGCGCGTTATCAACGATTGTCTGGAGCTGGTCAGGGATAGAAGCGGACGCTCCTGCTCCGAAATCGAGCGACAGACCTACGTGTGATTCAGGTACGCCGTAGTCAACTGTCAGATCAAGGTTGTTTTCCTTGATAGTGACTTTACCGCTTGCGAGCATTTCATTCTTCGCAACCTTTGTACGAGTGATTACCTGCTCTGCAAGTCTGATACCGTCATTGATAACGTAATCGTAGAGTCTGTCATCACCCTGTACGCCAGTTCTCAGCAGTGTGCGCAGTCTTTCGGACTGATTGATTTTTACCTTGATAAGTCCCTTTTCGATGTTGTGGGTATCGATAGGCACTCTGAAGGTTTTCTGTGCTTCTGTGTCGAAGCCGTGGAAGTTAGCCATGACAGGAATCTGATAAGTGTTAGCTATAGATTCCCACTCAGCCATGATATTGTCGGTTTTAAGGTCACCGAGAAGCCTGTCGGCTGGATCGTCAGGTCTTGCAATCTGAAAAGGTACATCCAGCCAGTCAGTTTTTGGTACGAAACCGAGTACGTTGTTTTCCCATTTGATAGGCATAGTTTATCTCCTTTCCGATTAGCCGTTAGCCTTAGCTGTAACTGTTGCGCTACCGTATGCAACCGCTTCGCCAGCGGCATTGACAGCGATAACTGCGATCTTCTTGTCAGTGGCGGCTGTGATATCATCTTCGCCGTCCCATGCTGTCCAAGTGTTGTCAGGATAATCACCTGCGCTGATGCTTGCGGCTGTGCCTGTGGTCACTTTATACATGTAGCTTTCATCGCTTGCTTTTGTATAGGTCAGCGTCAGCGCTGTGTCGCCTACATTAGTGCCAGCGGCAGAAACTACGGTGATCGGCTTGAACTCAGCAGGATAGACAGGTCTTGCGACTGCTGGTGCG